CTGGCATATACGTTTGAATGTAGTCAGGGCTGAAAGCGTTAATGGTCAAGAGAAAGTGCGTTACCAGCGCATTGGTAGCGTTATTGAAACCAAGAAGGGAAATATGCTTAAGCTCGATCAAATGCCTTTAGTTGAAGGCGGATGGTCAGGTTGGGCTTATCTTTTTGAGCCAAAAGAAGGCGACCAGAAGTTTGCTCCAAAGAAGCAAGCTGATGATGGCTTCCCAGACGATGACATTCAGTTTTAATTGATTTTTGGGGCGTGATGTTGTCGGCAATTTCGCCATCAAAAACTTGGCAATAAGCGCCCCACCCATTTGCATAGGTAACGATATGTTTAAATTTTTCAGAGCAAGAGCAACAGACGCAATCATCAGCTTTCAAGCGGCTGATTCAATCAAAGACGTAGCCAAGATGCACCAAGAGATCATTGCGGCTGCACTGCAACGATTTGGCCCAATGGGTAAAGATGGCATTGCTAACGCAACAGGGCTTCAAAGCAATCAAGTAGCCAGGCGTTTAAGCGAGTTAGAAAAGATGGATTGCATAGAGCAAACAGGCATAACTGTTAAGTCAAACAGCGGCAGGCAAGAGCGTGAATGGCGATTTAATCCTGTGCAGGAGAAGTTGCTATGAGCTTTGTACTATTTGGACTTTTTATTGATTGGATTCTTGATGACCATTAACGCTTTCAGCCCTGACTACGTTCAAACGTATATGCCAGAGTTTCTTTCAAAGATTCGATCAGAATCAGCAGCAAAACTAAATGGAGAAAAGTTTGGAAAGGTAGGTCGTGCAACCCGTGAAAGTCTTGGCACTTCAGCAAACACGATTAGCGCGTTTCCAAAAACTAAACGGTACTCAACAGCTCCAACCGAGTTTCTTATTTATTCACGGGCAGGTATGCCAAAGGGGGTTAAATGAAGACACCACACAAGCACGCAGAACTCATCAAGGCTTGGGCTGATGGCGCAGAGATTGAGTATTTCTCCAAAACCACTCTTGAGTGGTGCATCATCACTGTACCTACTTGGGCGGATAATGCGGAGTTCCGCATCAAACCTGAGCCGAAGCCAGATCATGTTTATTATGGTGTGTTTGATTTGAACGGGTCAATAACAATTGATAGTTACTTTACCAAAATAAACGATGACGGCGATCAAATCAAAATTACCTTTGACGGAGAAACAGGAAAACTTAAATTAGCGGAGGTTTTATGAGCGCAGGCGGCAAAGGACACGCACAACGACCCACAGACACAGCAAAGTTTTCTAGTGGTTACGACAACATTAAATGGACAAAAGAAGAAGATGAAGAATTTGATCGTTTACAAAACAATCTTAGCACCGAACGCCCCGTGGCCCAAAGTGGAACAAGTGGAGAAGAAGCCTCAAAAAAAACGTAAAGCAGGCCTCAAAAATGTCAGGGTTGCATTAGAAAATATAAGCCTAGACTATTTTGCAAAGACCTATGAAGAACTTAACAACTATAAAGCTGCCAGCGCACATCGAACCAGTGACAAGTTATCGGGGCGCTTCAAGGGTAATTGTAGGATGGAAAAATAGAGAGCAAAGGCTTGCAACAGTCAGAGAACAAAGGCTCTGGCGTTGTATTAAATGCGATGAATATTTTCAAACACTAGCAGAAGCAAGGGAACACAAACATGGTTGAACTCATTGGCTTTTTACTTGCCGCAGCATTCCTTTATGTTTCCGTGTTTCTTGTGGCCCTTGCTCTGTTAGTTGCTCAAGATTAAGCGTGGTATTCGGCTTCCGTCAGGATGCCAGGCTTGTATTTGTTTTCAGGTCGGTAAATAGTCAGTTTTTGCTGACGCATTTCAGGCGCAAAAGAAATGTGCATCCAGCGACCATATTCGTGAATCATCTGGTCAAACTTGATGCCCAGTTCCTCAACCTTTTGACAAAGTTGGATTGGTGTAAGGCTAGACGATGAAATGTCAATTGCAAAGCCATCCATGTGAGAACTTACTTTAGAGCCACCAACAGCCACGTTTACATCAGGCAAGCGCAACCATGAATTGATACGTAATGGGCCTGTTGCAGCGCGTAGTGGCTCCAAGCAATCGGCAGCGTGTTTCATGTTTTCTAACTGAACTTCGCTAGGTTGGTTTGGGATACCCATACGCACAGCAGTTTCGCTGTAAGTAGCTTCTTCAAGTGTAAAGTGTTCTGAAAGATTCATTTTGTAAACTTGTTGTAAAGGTCAATGCAAGAATTTAATTCGATGATGGCTTGGTCACCGTCTGCTGTGATGGCGATAAGGTCGTCAGCAGTCTTTGGGTCAAGTTCGGCTCGCGCTTCTGAATCTCCTTCGGAAGTGGAGGCAGAGCAACTGGCACGGACTGACAACCTGACAGTGCCAGCAGCGACATCAGCACGAAGCTGGTTGACTTTGATTTGTGCATCACGTTTTTCCTTTTCAAGTTTTGCCGTGGTGGCAGCGGCCTCATCGCGCATCGAAGATTCAATGCGCTCGACCTCCGCCTTGATGGCTTGACGTTCGTGGTGTTTGCCTGCAAAGAACGCAATGGCCAAGCACCCAATGAACGTAGCTAGATTACGCAGCATCGGGTTTCTTTTCTTCTTTGTTGAAGGCAGAGATACCTAAGATGGCGGCAAACGCAATGTGGATAAAACCACCGTTGGTCAAAGTCAGCGGCACCCACTGGCGGAACGCATCGTTGGCGGCCTCGGTCTCAAAGAATTGCACGACCGTGAACATGATCGGGAACACCACGAAGTCCGCGATGTTGACAATCATGTACGTCAACCCCATCAGGTAAGTCCATTTTTGTTTGTGTGTTTCATCCATTACTCAGTCCCTTTCTCTGTTGATTTGACGGCTTTCAATAACTTCTCCAACCTCTCACGGCTCTCGCGCAATGCGATCGCCGCCCTGTCGTTCTCACGCGTGCTGTGATCCAATCTGCCCTTGTACTTGCCAGCCTCCAGCAGTGCCAAGAAGAGCAACGCAAACAGCACGCCGATGATGAGACACAGCAAAAAGATCAAGGCATTTGATTCGCGCTTACCCATACAGTCCCCATCAGCACCCAAAAGTAAAACACCAGTGTCAGCGACCAGAACCAAGTCATGTTGCGGTCGATCTCGTCACTGCGCCGTTGCGCCTCATCGGCTGCACGCTTGGCTCTTTGTCTTTTCTCTTGTACTCTACGGGCCTCCTGTTTCGCTGCTACCTTGTCCTGCATCTCGTTGAACCTAGACCATATCGGCCCAAGCTGCCACGGTGCTCTTGTCGTCATTTGGCTCATCAAGTCTGGGTAGGCCTTGTCAAGCTCTACCTGCAACTGCGTGAGCTTCAAAACCTCTTTCTGGTCTACTACATCCTTGCTGAAAATATCGACATACGCTTTGTCTGCTATCGCCTTGAGCTCATGGTAGGCATCGAACCAAACGCCTAGGTCTTCAATGAACTGCTGAACAACGGCGTCTTCGTCGAGGTACTCTGGCTCTGACTTGCGTTTTATTTTTGCTTTAGGTGCATCGACAGTTTCTGGTGCGCTTGCAGGTATTGGCTCAGGCTTTGGCTCAGGCTTTCCACCCAAGAGTCCTTTAACCCAGTCCAAAATACCCGTGACCTCTTTGTAGATGGCCTTGGCGCTTGCAACTCCACCTTCGATTGTTTTCTTAGCTTGACGGATCTCAACAGCACCGCCATTGAGCGCGTCACAGCAATACTGAATGCCAGCCCAAGCACCTCGAAGCGCCTGCAAAGCGATGAGGTACTCTGGGCCCACATTACAGTCCGATCAACTTCTTGAAGAACTCAGCAGCAGCACCAGGCCCAAGAAGCACAGCAGCCAAGACAGCGTAAATCAAATACTCCATCTTGTTCATACGAGCAGAGCCGTTCTCAAGCTGACGGTTGATCTGCTCGTAACGCTGCGCACACACGGCCTCGTGGGTCATCAATTGAGCTTGTGTCAAGGAGATGTTCTCATCAGCCATTTACCACCTCGTCAGCAGCCTCTGGTGTGTTGCCCTCGGCAAGCCATTTCAAATAGGCTTGGTAGTCTGTGTTTGCTGGGTCAAAGGGGATGAAAGCGTTGTCAGTAGTGCGTTGAACGCTGGTATTATATTTGGTCAATTTATACATATTAAAGCTCCGCTGTTGCAGACCAATCAGAATTTAAATAAAGCAATACGCCAGTTCCAGTCAAACTAATGTTAAAACCTTTTTCAAGAGCACCATTGACTGTCGCTGTGCCGTTATTAGTCCAAGAAGAAACGTAATATGAGTTTTTACCTGCTGTTCCTGCATTGTCGTAACTTGCAACAGTGGGAGAAGCTCTTTTTGAAACAGCAAAATTAACCGTAATTACTGTCCCTCCTCCATTAATTGCATTAACAAGTAGCTGTCCTGTTCCAGCGGTTACTGCTGGACCAAGAGCAACTGAATTGTTATATGATTTTTCAAAATACCGCTGACACAAAGCCAACTCAGTACCATACGGGCGGTAGTCAAAGCTCGTTGCTGTTGAGCCTTTTTCTAGTTGTGGAAGAGACAATGTACCTGTATTAAATTCAATATTTGTATTTGTGCCTCCAGTTATAGAACCTGTAACACCTGAGGCAGAAAAAGAACCTGCGCCTATTTTACCATTTGCAGTGCCTGTCCAACTAAGTGTGTAAGTCCCTGACTCAAGGTTCAAACCTTCAACAACTTGAATAAGAGAGCCTGCGCTAATTGTCAAGGTTGTGACGGTGTTTGAAGTAGAAAATGTGTATGGACAGCCTGATGCACCGCCTTTAAATCGATCATGTCCATAAGCACCTGCGGCTA